ATGGCAAATCTAAAATTGGTCATTAGAAAAGGACAAATGAAAGAAAATGGTGAATGTGCTGTTTACGCTCAGATCACTCATCGAGGTAGTGCAGAATGGATATCTACTGGTATCTATGTTCTACCACAGAACTTCAAAGCAACCCGCGTTTATGGCGGTAAAGGTGGCGATCCGAATGCAGGCATGAAGAATATCCAACTCAATGAAATCGTCACCAAATACGAAAGGAAACTACTTAATTTAGGCGAGAAAGCAAACTCTTTAGATACAAAGGTCATAAAGAAGTTTCTTCTTTCCCGAAGTGAAGTATTTTGTGTAACCGATTTTTTCGAATACACAAAGCGTCGTATTAAGGATCTGGAAGAAATGGGAAGATCCGGCACCGTCGTCCCACTAACTAATACGTTACATCGTATGCAAGAGTATCATCCGAAGCCTTTGGACTTCTCCGAGATCACTGTATCCTTTTTAGAGAAGTTTATTGCCGATCAGCATAAGCAAGGGAAAAAGAAAAATACGATAGCCCTTTATCTCCGATACATCCGATCTATGTTTAATTCAGCGATCGACGAATACAATTCCAATCCGGCCGATCCTGTGATAACGAATTATCCCTTTCGCAGGTTGAAGATCGAGAGCGAGCCGACAAAGAATAGGAACCTATCAATGGAGATAATCCGGAAGATTAGAGATGCAAAACTTCCAACCTCAAAGATGGAAATAGCCAGGGATATATTTATGCTTCAAATATACCTAATGGGAATAAATACAAAAGATCTATTCTACATGCGGAAAGAAAATATTAAAAACGGTAGGTTGCAGTTCAACCGGCATAAAACAGATAGGTTTTATAATATAAAGATAGAACCGGAAGCCGCAGTTATCCTGGAAAAGTACGAAGGGCAAAAATACTTACTGTGGTTCGCTGATTACTGTCTTGATGAAAGAGATCTGAATTACATCCCACACACTCGTAGATCAGAATTTCAATATGCCAACTCTGAAGCTTTCAACAAAATGCTTAATCAGCAACTGCGAAAGATTGCAGAATTATTAGATATCGAAACTGACGGGAATTTTACAACCTACTTCAGCCGGCACTCATTTGCGACACTCATGCGTGAAATCGGGATTAGCAAAGATGATATATCAATCTGTCTTGGTCACCGGGAACCGGAACACAATCTCATTACAACTGGTATCTATATAAATGAAGATTACCGAAAAGCAGATATTGCAAATCGGCTTTTTATCGATGAACTAAACAAAAAAGAAGAAGAAAACGAAAATAAAATAGCGATATAAAAATCATGGCCGGGCATAAAAACTCGGCCTATTTCTTCATTATCATCAATAAATCCTTAACATCCACTTCAATCAACTTAACATATACATTCTCTATCTTTGCCACAAGGAGATTGAGATTTATGAGTAAAAACGAGAAGAATTTAACCATCTACAAGGTAGATGCTGAAACCTTTATGCCCCTGCCCTATGCAGACGGAGGTATTAAAGCTGGATTCCCTAGTCCGGCGCAAGATTATATTAGCCAAGCGATAGACTTAAATAAGGAACTGATCCATCATCCCAGTACAACATTTTACGGCCGAGTATCTGGAGATAGCATGAAAGATGCAGGATTGGACGACGGGGACATACTTGTTATTGATAAGTCGCTGGAACCGCGATCCGGAGATATGGCAGTTTGTTACATTGACGGAGAGTTCACGATCAAGTATATTAAAATAGACGCTAAAGTCATTTGGTTGATCCCAGCCAATGAAGCTTATAAACCAATCAAGGTTACTCCAGAAAACGAATTTCAAATCTGGGGTATAGTCACCTACTCTATCAAGAACCATAATCGGAGGGTATAGTATGTTTGCTTTAGTCGATTGCAATAATTTCTATGCAAGTTGTGAGCGGGTATTCAATCCATACTGGAACAACCGGCCGGTGGTCGTCTTGTCTAACAATGATGGCTGTGTGATCGCTAGAAGTAACGAAGCAAAACAGATCGGCATAAAGATGGGTGTACCAGCATACCAGATCAAAAACGAGATCGAACAGTACGGTATCGGAGTATTCTCTTCCAACTATACGCTTTATGGAGATATGTCCAACCGGGTAATGAGTATGCTTTCCTCCTACTCTCCTTCTGTCGAAATATATTCAATTGACGAGGCGTTCTTGGATCTCTCAAGGTTCGACCTATACAACCTGAAAGAATATGGAGAAGGTATTGTCCGATCGGTTACACAGGGAACCGGAATACCGATTAGTATAGGGATTGCAAAGACTAAGACACTGGCTAAGGTCGCAAACAAGTTCGCCAAAAAACACAAAGGATATAAAGGAGTTTGTATCATTGATACTGAAGAAAAAAGGATTGAAGCCCTAAAACGTACGGAGATCGGCGACGTGTGGGGAATCGGCCACCGGCATGCAAGGCGATTAGAGAAATACGGTGTACACAACGCCTACGAATTTGCTCAAATGCCAAAAGCATGGGTCAGGCAACAAATGACCGTTGTCGGTGAGCGTACCTGGAAAGAATTAAACGGAGAACCCTGCATCGATCTGGAGCTAGTTACACCGGCAAAGAAACAAATCTGTACCAGCCGGGCGTTTGGTCAAAGTATTACAGAGATAGAAGGACTGGAAGAGGCTGTCTCTTCCTTCGCTAGCATTTGCGCGGGAAAACTCCGCAAACAAAAGTCTTGCGCTCAAGCTCTCATGGTATTCATTCATACCAATAACTTCCGGGAGGACTTACCACAATATTTCAAGAACTGCGTTATCAAGCTACCGGTACCAACGAATAGCACACCAGAAATCGTTCACTATGCTCTGACCGCTCTCCAGAACATTTACCGAAAAGGCTATTTCTTCAAGAAAGCCGGTGTCATTATCATGGATATCGTTCCAGATCGTGCGATACAACAAAACATGTTTGACACAGTAGATCGGGAAAAGCAAAAGAAGTTAATGGAAGTAGTCGATCGGCTCAATAGCGGATTTACCAAAAATAACCTATCTTTGGCAATACAGGGTGGGCGTCGTAAGTGGAAACTGAAACAAGAACTGCTCTCACCTTGTTATACAACTAGATTGTCGGACGTTATAAAGATTAAATAGTATGTGTTTCTACAATAGCATGAGTGCGAAAGCTACAAAATTAGCGGCCAGATATGGTCGCAATCTAAGCGTTGTGGAGATCGCGGAAAAGATCCTTAAAGAACAGGAGCAGTATAGGGTTAATGCCTTCAGTTTTTCTGATTGTCCGGTCATTACTTCTGATCCAGAAATTCAAAGTTATAGGTGGGGATTGATCCCGGGCTGGGTGAAAGACGAGAAACAAGCCGACGAGATAAAGCGTATGACACTTAACGCTCGGGCTGATACGATCTTCCAGAAACCCTCTTTTCGGGAGCCGATCCGATCAAAACGTTGCATCATTCCTTCAACCGGCTACTTTGAGTGGAGGCATGAAGGAGACAAGAAAATCCCCTACTATATTTTTCTGAAAGACGAAGAGATATTCTCAATGGCTGGAATATACGACACCTGGCTAGACAAATCAACAGGAGAAGTTGTCAATACGTTTTCGATTATCACGACTGAGGCGAATCCCCTTACTGACTATATCCATAATACTAAGCATCGGATGCCAGCAATACTGTCCAAAGATGATGAAGAAAAGTGGCTTGACCCCAAACTAGGGAAATCAGACATAGAGCAGCTACTGCTCCCTTTCCCTGCTGATCAGATGGATGCATATGTCATCAACAATGATTTTCTGAAGAAGAAAGCTGATGATCCGATGATATTGGATAAGGTGTCATAAAAATAAGTGTCCGGGGTAGCGCTCCGGACGGTTTTAGACCTCTATGTAAATCAGGTTGTGTTTAGTCAGAAATCTTAATGTAAACCTGGAGCAACTATATTGAACCATATTCGTTGATTAGCAAGATTAGAACGAGAAAACAACCGATCATCTCCCATTGCTTGTATCTTTAACTCAGCAGTATACCCAGGTAATCCTAGGCGTATGCCGTTTCCTCCTTGATGAGCCGCCATTTGGTCTAAAGCATTTTGGATAACACCTCTCCCCATCCCATATTGTTGCATAATATTTTCTACAATCCTATTGTCTACAATAAAAGTATGTCCATTATGCACTGAGAACATATTTCTCTTTAATTGAACAGTATCTTTCTTTTGGATGGAATCAATCATCTTAAATTGGTGGATTGTTGCTGGCCTATTATCAACAATAGATACTCCCCCACCTTTCGATGGTTGCATCACTCGGAAAGTATGCTCTTTCTGTTGTTTCTCCGTTTTCATAGTTATTCAATTTAATAGATTTTCAAATTTAATGTCTTAGAGAGGAAAGATAACAAAGTCACAAAAAACGACCAAACTTATTTTGTAGACAACCAAAACAGCATGATGAAATGCAAGATAGAAGGAAGGGAAGCGTAAAAACATCCTATCATAATCGCAAGAACGCTCATCTCATGCAATCCCCCCAAATAAAAAAGGAGGAACTTCTAAAAGAAGCCCTCCTATATACATTTACAACTAGTACAATTAGTAACTAACATAATAAAATGATTACTTTTATAAGAAGAAACTATATTTCTTCATCTCTTAGATTTGTCATAACTATTAAGTTTAGTATTATTAGTATTGTTAGCTTTTCTATTGATATCTACTTTATTCAAAACAACCATAGCTCCACTTCCAGGAAGAGCCAATTTATTATATTCAATGGTCAAATTGTTCCCATTATTAGTTGTCTTTATGTCCTCGCGTTTAACAAATCCGCCAAAAAACTGAGGTACCATAACAATATGCTTATCTGCACAAGTAAAATTCAATATAAAACTTTTCGTCGGGTATCTCAATCTCTTTGTATATGAGACATCTCTTTTCTCCACTTTTGAAGTAAAAGAAATTTCAACCTTTAGCGATTCTATAAAAGAAACAACAAAATTATTCTTTTGTTCATCAATTACACGCACAAAAGTATTATAAATATTATAATTAGAACGATTATTTTCCTCAAAATTTGTTATAAAGTTACTAATATATTGTTTTCCATCAATTTCCACACTACAACTATCCAATTTAAAAAAGTCTGCATTCAAACCGCCATTGGGTATATTCAGAAAGTATTTTTGTTCTATATCAGCATTTTGAATCACGCCTACATTGGGATTTTTAAGATAAAAGTAGGTTCTAAACTTTTTCACAATATAGTTACCCTCTATATGACAATCTATATTTTCTCTCATCTCCTCACAAATAGGAGCTTTGAACATCAAGTGATACTTTGTGTTTATATTCCTTATTTTCTCATCCTGCAAATCAAGTCCTTGACAAATCGCCTTATGGCAAGAATCATGAAGAAGGTCTAATTGAGGCATATTTAATATCGCAATAAATTTATCACCCGTCATAACGTCTGCAAGTAGTGCTAAGAAATAATCCCTTATTGATTTAATAGACAAGAATAAAGAGATTGTTGAACTAGCTATGAAGGTTTGTCCCACAGCAGTTGAGAGCCCCTTAGCTATTTTCATAAAATTGGAAGTTTCTTCTGGTATTAGATATCCTACGGCAATAAAAACAATACCCAATAGCAGAAATACAGCTAAAGCCAATAATATAGATGATGATAATTTCTTATTTTTTTGATTAGCCATTTTCTTTATCTATAAAAAAACTTCGCAAAGATAGTGTTTTATGTTAAAAATATCGCTATTCTCGAACAAATCTTATAGCATGTTTTTTAAGGTATAAACTAAAAAGTCATCTTTAGTTAAAATCTTTATAGATACAAAAACAAAAAGCAGTCTAACCCTCACGAACAATACAACTATACCATTCGCCTAAAAAACTAATATAGTGGGCACTATCTCTTTCGCCTAAAAAGCCAGATCATTAATATAAAGAGTGCCCCTACTCCTATCCACATCAGGGCTTGCTGATACCATCGCAGCCGGTTCACCTCGACAATCTTATCAATCGGATAGGGTACCCGGATCGTATCTTGTATAAAGATTGAGTCACGGAAGAAGCGATCTTTATACAGTATTTTGTACTTTTCAAGCCACACCGTATCACCCTTGACAGCGAAGTATACAGAGTCGTACAGATAAATCGAGTCACGCAAATAGTGATCCTGATACTCGACACGTACGGACTCAATCGGGACATAGACCGTTTTAGTGCAGCCTACCAGCCAAAAGGCAATACATATATATAATAGGACTCTCATATTAATACCCTCCTTTCAAATACTGTTGCCGGTTCTGGCCAGATAGCTTCAGCGACAAATGAACGAAACTACTGTACTGGATGCACTGGTCAAAGTCTAGATCGGAACGCCGGAGACATTCGACTAGGTAAGACGGATGTTCGCAAGCAACATCGGCCGCCTCTCCTTTCGTATGTTGGCTTGTCGGAACGCCGCCAACAGCCTTGTTCAGTTCCGGACACCGGTACCCGGAGTTTATCACCATACGCTTTCCGTAAACCTCCCGGAGCGGTTGTAGCAAATTCGTTACAAGGTTCTCAATCGCTTTCACCTCCTGTAGGCCAGGATCGTTTGCTATTCCTTTACGGGTGGCAGTATCGCTCCGGGTAAACTCTCTCAATTCAAAATTTTCACTTAGTTTCATCATTCTTTTCCTCCACTTCTATTATGTCCGCTTTTTTGGCGAACAGTTTAAACACATTTACCTTAACCTTTTTTCCATGAGCTTCGAAGTAGTTCCCGTAACAGGAATTTATCTCAAAGCCATAGACAACAAGCAATACTAATGCTGGCAACAGCGGGATATCAAACGGTATTCCGAACGCTTTATCTAAAGCACCGGCAAGTAATATCCAACACAGGTAGTCTACCATCTTATTGATCGTCCGGCGTCCGGCTCTCGACTTTCTGATCTTCTCTTTCCGGAACTTGGCCGCTTCAATACCGAACCGTAAATCGACCAGAACTAACACCACAGCCGCAAGCAGAAAGAACCGTAGTGGATAGAGGAAGTCTACAAACTCACTCAACACTACTGCCATCATTCCATTTATTACATTCCTCTCATCCATACACTTTGTTTTTCAAATTAATTACTTACATTTGCGAGGGGTTGTACTAGCCATGTACAATGTTTTAAAATTTTTACTAGTGATCCGCCTCCTTGCTGCGAAGTTCGGAGGCGGAGTTGTTTATAATGATCACAATAAAAGAAAGATAAAATTCTCAACGCTATATTCTCCAAGTTTTGAATATTAATGCCTATCTTTGCTGTCTCCCCTTTTTATTTTTTTTTCTGGGGGATTTTAGTATTAATATAGGCCGTTCCCTGCTGTGAAGTTCGGAGCGGTTGTTGTTTTATAATGAATGCAATAAGCGGTTGATCAGGATTGCCAAAGCTGAATATGTACAACTGAGTGCAGCGATTTCAACCCAAAACATTGGTTTCGTCTGCATATACCGGTACAGGAACACCCCCGCCTTTTGTCGTCCGATCGCGATACCGGTATAAGTCAGGTAGGCCACCCATACCGGAAGCAGCACCCACCAACAGTTCAACGCTACCCATGCCTGGGAAAAGCCGATACACATTACCGCGCCGGAGATATGTACTTTGTGTTGGAACGGATCACGTGCGTAGTCCGGAGCACTACCGACCATGATCATGCCGATTAGTGCCAGGAATGCGAGAAATTCCGTCCCGGGCCGGCTGACCTCCAGGATTGCCGGCATAAGCAACATAGGGGTCACCCACATGGTGAACCGGAACCAATATTTGTGAGCCAGAGCGTAAAACGTCGCGCTGATCGAGTAAGGAACACCCCGTCCTTTGATGCAGACGGCACCGGTATAAAGCGATATCGTAAACACAGAAAGAATTGCCAAAACAGAGAGAATAATTAATGTTGTCATATTTGTTTTGTTTGATAGTTAATACTAGTTCATATTTTATGCGATTTGAAGTACAGAGACTATAAATATGTTATAGATCCTGTCTCCATATCGATATTACTTACTTTCCTCACTTTTATGTCCCTGATATAATTCACAGGGATAGATGTTCCCAGAATAGTCGATATTACAAAATTGAAATCGAATGAACTTGAATACGGCACATAATGGGTAGTTTTTATACTAAAGTGATCTGACGTTCCTGGAATCCTTGAATAATCCGTGTAAGATCCAATATAGCACCTTTTTGTCACCGTATCGACATAGCATCCAAGTTCATACAGGCGGTCAGAATTACCCATGACTTCTATCAGATACTGATTTCCGTCTAAACGGTACTCGGCCTGGTCTGCACCAGATGAAGGGTATACCCCTACAAAGACATCTACGTATCTTGGACTCCCGCTATCAGAGCCACTAGTCTGCATGATATCCGAACGAATCTCTATTGCTCGGATGGTACTCGACGTATCCGAAGAAGGGGCGACACGTGCTATTTGAACGGTCATCAAGAACTTGCCCACCAATGACGACGGATAAGGTGTTATTATTATCCTCTGGTTCTTGCCATTTGTTACCGTCAGATCAGGGGCTATCCATCCGTCAACATCTTTCCCCCCAGTAAATGTAACGGCACCGAAACTATTTACATAAGGCACTGTGTTGTTATAGGACGGCATTGAGAACAACAGCCCTTTCACGTATACAAGGGTATCTCCCAAGTATATTTTACTGGCTTCATAATTGCCTACGAAAGCCTTATTTCCTATTATATTCCCCATATCACACAATCACATAAAGAGTTTTACTATCCTTGGAAGATAACGCATCATAAGCAGACTGGGTAAGTTTTTTGATTGTCGTTATCTCAGACGATCCGACCTTCCCGTCCACTAATGTTTTCAATACCTTACCCTGTGCTGCTGATAAAGCATTGGTTGTGCTAGATGAAGTCAAAGAGTTTTCAACCGTCGTACCGCTGAAATTATCAATCAGCCCCTTTAGTACGCGCCCCTGATTAGCAGAAAGAGCCGCACGTGTATTTGTTGATGTCAGATAGTCCAATACTTCTGTTGACTCTGCTGAACCACCTTGAGCTTTTATACTGTATGAATAAGCTGCACTTTGAGTAGATGTATTAAAGTTTGATATTTGGATAGCTACCTCAATTGCATTTAATTCATTATTCATCAATATATTAAAACAAAGACCGATAATAATCAGGCACCCGTCAGACAAAGGTATTTGATTACTCATGTTCGAATCCGTTATTGAGAACATTATGACTGAAGATGCCAGTCTAGCAGGAAAATATACCGCCAAAAAAGGAACAGTAACAACAGGGTTACTAGCCGGAGCCAATTTCTCACAAAGTTGACGTATTCCCTCTGTACCTCCTAATAGCTCAATAATATTATCGTTAGTCGGTGCGGTGTATGTTCTACCCCACCCCTGTATTTGTACATCTGCATCAACCGTACTTATTTGACCTGATATATCAATATCCAAGTTATACACATTATCCAACCCACCAACCGGCATATTATTCTTGAACGCTTCGAAAGTACTTTCCTTGACATATCCGTCTATCTTTTGTACTACTTGATTAGGTTTGAAGATCGGATAACCGTCGTTGATATTATCAGTGTCGGCGACAAAGGTTTCCGTGTCACCGTTGAGTAAAGCCAAAAATTCAGGGGATTTCATTTCGGCGGTTGTTTTGGCGGTATGGAATGGAGTTGTTGAACTACTATTATAAATTGGTATAGTATTTGCAGGATCAATATATATAATATATGGTTCTTTACCTACAAAATCTATACCCATTCCAACATTTAAACCGGCGATCGGTTCTGTATCATCACTAACTGTTGTTGCTGTTAAATCATAGCCAACAATCGTTTTGGATGTAACAGCTATAGATGCAGGGATTTCAGCCAATACAAACATATTTGTAAAATCTTCTAACAAAGAATATTTTACATTTGAAAAGAAATATCCTCCATTTATATCAAGATTAAGAATCGCAAATATTTCCCTGTCGAAAATAGCACCAGGTATAAAGACTAATTGAGTTCCAATATCGCCTGAAAATTTCAACTCAGCAACAAATGATATATCAGTTACTATGTTTAAAGGAATAACTCCCCAAGGGGAATACGCGCCATCAACTGAATCTAAATAGCCTTTAGTACTAATTACATCTAATGGAATTGTAAAAAAACCACTGATGATATGAATGTTTTTTATAACACAATATCCAGCTACAGGAATAACAGCCCATGTATTTCTAAAACTAATGTTTGATAACTTACAGCCTTGACCATCAATATTACAAAGCATTAAAAGTTTTGAGGACCCCAATTCGTCACAGACAGGTACAGTATCTCCAAAATCAACCTCAATATTGTTGAAATCAAGGTTAGAAGTAAATTTTATTTGCTTTAGATTGGCTATCCTTTCTGGAGTGGGTTCTTCAAAAGGATATGAATATAAATTCGGATTTCGGTAGAAGTGAATGTAATCCGCACATGATTGTATCAAATACGGATCATCCACCGTTCCGGAACCGGCCAGCGCTGTTGATACAGTCACCCCGTCCCAAATGTCCGTAGGCATACCCGAAACAATGCGTACCGTGTCATGTGTATGCGTTGTGATGTTACCGGTGAATACTTTTTCAATGTTCGCCTTGCTCACTTCAATATCACCGCCTTTCATCTGATCCAACTTGGCTTTATCGTCTTTTGACATCAGGCCATCTTTTTCAGATGTGGCAATATTGTACACTCCTAAAGCCTCTGTTTGCTTCCAGGTTTGTGTATCGTCGTCGAACTCTTCCCAATAGCCGGTATCAGTATTTACTCTAGCAGACTTTCCGGATCGTCCGGCCGGCCCCTGGATCGCTCCGTTATTTACCCAATCCTGGCTAACAGCATCCCAAATGTAGATAGGATATGGCGCGGCCGTCCCGACTCCATAGGCCTCACCCGGTTCCGGTGATGTGATAGCAGTCCGGAGGTCGGCGATAGTGTCGTAATAACCAAGTATCTGAAAGTCTTTACCCGGTCGCCCTTGTGGGCCAGTGATGTCAGACAGGGCAACAAGTAACTGATATGTGCTGTCAGCCGCTTTGCTTTGTTTGTATTCAAGCTTACCGTCTTGCACTCTTAGTACCACATGATCTCCTTCCGGGCCGGTGATGTCAGACAAGGCAACGAGCAACTTATATGCGGTGTCCTCTTCCCCATCCAGCTTGTACTCCAGGTTGGCTGCATTCTTCCGGAATACCGGATTTTTCCCGTTTGCGCCGGGCAATCCTTTGTAGTCCGCCATAGAGTAAAGCGTTTCCCATGTCGATGCACCTTGCAACTGCCATTGAACCAGATCACCACTCTTCCGAAGTACAGCCGATTTACCCTGTAACAGAGACACAGCAAGACGGACCGCCTTCGAAGCCGTGCCCCCGGAATATTCCAATACCGGTGCCAGGTATTTGTTTGACAAATTACTGTCCCCCTCATCCAACGAACCTAACGATTTGCCCCGTGTGATGAGATATTGATACATTTCCTCTTTATCCTGCTGTGTCAGTGCCATTTTACTTGCTTGTTATGTTGATTCCTGCCGCCAATGTCTTTACTTCTACCAGATCGGCGTTGATCTGGTCGTTGATCGTCTTTCTTTCGTCTGCTGTTCCACTAACAAACTCGAAATAAAAACTGCCTTTTTCTCTTTCACTACCTGTTACTAAGGTTACATGATCCTGTCTAGCTGCAAAACCGATCGATAGAGGGGCTTTACCGGCCAACTGAGTAACAGTGTACTCATACGTGATACCGTCAATCTCATTGGTAAAGACGGTGGTGATTGTTGATGTTCCTTGTTTCATATCAATTTGTCATTTCTAAAATTAAACCTGCTAAACCGATACCGGTACCCTTATTATTGACAAGGGTTGTAACCGCAGTCTGAATAGCTGTCAACTCAGGTGTTGTATACACCTGTGGCTTGTCTGATGCCGCTTTTTTCTGTATTGATAAACGCAAAAGGATGCCATCGATATCCAAAGGCTTTCCTTCTGGAATCGAGTGAGGATGATTCAGGATATTCACGACTTCCTGATTCAGTTTTAACGGCTTTTTATTATGATCTTTAACCACTTCGCCGAATACGTCTTTTACTTCAATGTTAAAATTGATTGCTTCTTTTTTCATACTTCTTTGTTTTTAATTATGTTAATCTTAATTTTAAAATCTCTCCATCTAGGTATAATTCGTTTTTAAGAGCTGCATCCCTTCTTGATGGAATCCAAGTTCCATCAAGATACACATGCCCTCTTGTTGAATCTATTCTAAGAAATAGCACCGATCCTGATTTATACATTTCTATCATATTCGCAGATACCCGAGATGTACTTATCACTCCCCCTGATAAATTTCGAGATATAAGATCAAGCATAGGATCTGCCTGATTTCCCGCTGCAGATAAAAAACATAGCTTAGCACAACTATAGTTATTACGATATAAAGCCAAACTCCTACTTGATGGATCAATAATGATCCTGTCACCGGAATTATTACTCTGAAATTGCGCATCACCAATCGTGTTCCATGAAATTCCTTTATTTGCCAAATACCCGCTTCCATCGTGTCTGATTACGACTTTAGCAGCACCGGTTGTGGCTTGCCAGTAATTGCCGCCACCCCAAAGTAGCACGTTGTCCGTATCGGGTGATAATCCTCCTTTTGCATCAAAATTGGTTAGAGAAACTGCACCAACCTCAATACGGCGATTCAACTGCATTGATTGGCTGGTGAATTTATAGAAGGCTTCAGTTATATTCTTTGCAGAATTTAAACCGGTATTCAAATTTTCTATTGAAAAAGAGAATCCTTCTGCCGTATGATCAAAAGTACTCTTACTAACCAGGTTCCCAACGGAACTTTCAATCTGGTTACTCGTCCATTTAGTTGTTGCATACTCGGAAAGATCAATATTACCTACAGCATTACGAATCTGATTACTAGTCCATGTTGTTGTTGCATACTGTCCCAGGTTCAAGTCACGAACAGCAGCATTTATCGCGGTCGATGTCTGAGAAATGGTAGAGTAGTTTGTCAACCGGCCGTCTATGATCGTACCAACCTCGGTATTAATCTTTGTAGCCGTCCAGGTCTGCGTTGCATAGTCCCGACGGACAACGCGCTCGAACTCGTCGTAAACGTCCCGGAAAGAGTTCATTTGCGCCTGATCAGCTTTTAATGTCAGCTTCGTATCATACTCAACTTTAAGATTAGAGATAGCATTCGTTATACGGTCATCGGCAAAAGAGATATCGACGATATTAACAATACCGCCACCGGTTACCTGTATCACAAAATCTTTTGTTCCGTCCCAGTCTCCGGTAACCTCTGCACGTTGCCATTTGCTTGTATCGGATAAAGGTACAGTTACCATCATGGTACTACCTTCGATACCGACCGTCATCAATCCAAACGGTACGATCGGACGGTATGAGAAGGATATCGCATACTTACCGGCTGACCGGGAATTGAAGTTGATGTTACGCTGACGGACAACAGAGTTTGTCACCTGCAGGACGGTACGGCTATTAAGGCTATCCTTTACGATCTGAGCACCGGATACCAGATCAGAGAATAACGATCCATTTGCCAGCATGATATTGTTTGCAAAGGTCAGCGGATAAGCGACATTTGTGTATTCCCAGTAATCGGTTGTTCCGGCCAGGAATGTCGAGTTCTGTAGTACGTTATCCGGGGACACGTAGACCTCTTCCCTGAGCTCGTTAAAGCCCATCGTCATAGAATCCTTCAGTACTTCAAAAGTTCTGGAAACAGACTCACCGGTACTTCGTAGGATCAGTTCACCGGTTCCGTAGAAGTTCGATGTATAGAGACCGAAATTATTTACCGCTCCGTACAGCTCCGGGAATAACGGATCGTTGATACCATCCAGCCGCCCCTCTCTGACCTTGATCGTTCCGACCGTTGCGTTCCAGTCACCGTAACGCACATCCATGTAAGGGGCGTATGAATCAGAACTCGTAAGATAAACAATCCCTTTCCGGTCAGGATCGCTCAGATTATCCCAACGTAGAACTTCGTCTCCCGCTTCTGGTACCCCCGTACCTTCCAGATTAGTTTTCGACAGGTCGAAATATTCAGATGATACGTTTGTAACAAGAGCAAGGTAGTACTTAATTACACGCTGACATTTGATTGCATCGTCTACACGCATATTCATAAAGACATCTCCACCGTATGTGTCGATGTAACAACGCCACACGTTTCCCATGTCTTCAACGCGTAATATCTTATTTGAATCAGAAACGGCCAACGATCCATTCGTTCCGCGAATCTGATCGATCACAAACATCTTTGCACGGAGCTCTTTACGGAATGATCCGTAATCAGTTTCAAGGAAATGTTTGTTCATATCCCATTGACTGCCATATCCTGTCCAGCCACTTGCATAATAAGGTGATCCGATTACATTATTGCTCAATATCGGGCCGCGAACATTGAGGCTCGTATACCAGGCAGTACCGGTTTCCGACACATACCAACCCTCCGGGCTTTCGACCTCCCAACCTATGTTATATTCAGCAGACCTGACAGGGGCTTGTGTCATCCATCCGGCTTCCCATTCATAAAAGCCGTGCCCCGTGTCGTTCATGTCCTTGCGGAGATATTTATCATTGAAATCTACTTGAGACTTCCGAATCTCTTCAAGAGTCCTCAAAGAGGAGAAAACGTTTTCATCAGATGCAGCTGTCGGATCTTCTTTTTTGATTACATAAATATTTCCACCGCCACCCTGGTTTACATAAGTATTTCCTTTAAATTGAATGTTATCAATCTTCTCTTCAAGTTCTCCGATCCGGGAGTAGGCAGAGCTTTCTCCGATAATGTAAGTCGGAGAGTCATAGGGAATATCCAGCTTCTTTTCAAAACCAATGACACGGGAAACACGTCCATTTTTAAAGTAAGCCTGATTGATTAGATTCACTTTTTGGCCGGCTGTCATATTTATAGCCAGATCAGGATTTAACACCCCGTTCTTTTCATCATAACCTGAAGCCAAATACGAATTAACGACACAGTTATAAGTTGATGGATCTACATTCAACTTCTTTACAAAGGCCTGAGCTTCCTCGAGAAGTTCTTGCTCTGCATTCCCTAATAATTGATCAGAGATAAACTGGGTATCAAATCCGTAAAGGATAAATTGAGAACCAACAGTTGGCTTAAGTGGATCAGCCGGCAACCACTGTCCGTAATCCTGGTTTCTAACAATTTCAAATACCTGCCCCGCTTCAGTGTCTTCACTTGCCTTATCAGGGTTAAAGGTAACCGCGAAGTCAAATCCGGAAAGTGGCCCATATTGGAATACTATTCTCAATTCTTCATTAGGTAGTATATACTTTGAAGAAAAGTGAAAGTTAGAGTCTCTAAAGCGATAAACAGTGTATGTTTCCGGTTCACCTCCTTCCGGCTTATCTGTTACCTCTTTTGTCTCAACGGAGGTTATAGTACAAGTTGTTCTAGGATATACCTTATCAAAGACAACTACCCGGTCAACAACTTCACTATCTTTTAGCCCTTCAATAACGTCAATATGATCAATACCAACAGGCAACATCAATCTTTTAGTGACTACCCCTTCAACCACGCTTCCGTCGCCAGTGTTTGAACGATAGTTTGTAGGAATATTTCTTGTAGAACCAAAAGCGTAGATGCGGTTAGCATAGGTTTCCTTACTTTGACTTCTGGTCATAGAAGAAATCTCTTTACCTATTTCCAGATCAATAGGCTCTCCATGCTCGCACTTACCGAGATAAATCTTATCACCATCAACCCACCATTCGCATTCCCAGGTCTCAGCAATTTTAGTAAGAGCGTCTATGATATTTGTATTGTCATACTCAACCAATTTTGCGACGGTATCCACAGAACTATCAACTATCGCTTGATAATCCAGTCCCTTATACTTAAAACCAAGTGCGCGAATATTTGAAACAACAATTCCTAAATGAGCCTCCGGGGAGCGGGTCAACTTCCAGCTTGGTTCTTTATTGCCTTGACGATCGTAAAAAAGAGTATGATTTCTCCACCGGAAATAGTGCGAATCAAACCTCAGTTCATAGTCATATCCTGCATTTGATGTATTAAAAGAAGGATACATCAGTTTTGTAATGTAGAAAGGTTCTCCTTCTACCTCTACACTATCTCCTATTCCAAAATAGACAGGGCTGGCAAGAGAGAATTTTGGTTGTACATAATCCTCTTTCATCAATTCAAAACGACGAATAGAACCCCCTTTTGGCTCTATTGACAGCTTTATCCCTTCTGATATATCCTTAATGTCGATCATATCATCAAATTTCGGTGATAAAAAAAAGAAGCCCTAAAAATTAGAGCTTCCGTTTCCCACAATTAAAGCCTTGTGGGAAACTAGCTATTTCCTGCCTTCCTGACTAGGGTTAGGCTCATTGAATTTGACCGAAATCTTTGAGAAAGTACGGGGAGTATTTAATCCGAATGAAGCAGATCGGAGATAAGTAAGCCGATACACCTGATTGCCAAGTGCCGGTACTATAATCTCCATTTTCCCTTTTTGAAGTTCGACTTTAAAAGCAGCATATTTCGATAGGTAATCATCTGGCGATCGTCCTTCCAAAGTAAACACAAGGGTAACGTCCCTCTCATCTATTTTAGGGTTATTATAGACTACTTGCTTACCGTTGTTTAACCGGGATTTATTCTCTATAAATTCCTTCAAAGGTTCCGGGGCGAAGATTGCATCAAGAAAGCCATCGCCCATTCTTATACCCCATTGCAGGTAAGCGTCAAAACCATTAATTATTAGGTCTGCCATAACTACATATTTTTAGTGTTATTTTCTATATTCTTCAACTTCTCGTCCATTGCCTTGAGCTGCTTCACCGTGTCACCGGTATTCTCCCTGATTTCCTGTAACTCCAAATAAGAGTTAACCTGGATAGTCCGGATCTCATCAGCGATATTCCTTGTCTCTGTATTGACTGATAGGATAGCATCAGCTTTTACAGTAAGGATATTTAATGATTCGGACTGCGATACATTCTGCACCTTTATTTCTTCACCGGCCATTTGCAAAGCCGTAAACCGTCCGTTCAACTCCTCACCGGTGTCCTGATCCATTGTCTGAAATCCACCCCTGGAAGATGATTGAGAAGTGTCATTTTTCAAATACTCAAACTGATCGTTTATCAATTTTGCTGATTCTGTGGCTCCGGTAATGATACTGTTTTTTAAGTCGTCCAAAGATTTCTGCTCTTCAGATGTAATCTCTCCATCCTTCATAGCGTCAGCCCATTTTTCATACCATTCTTTCATCTGACCTTTATAATTTTCGACAGCAAAAGATTTAATGAGAGATTTTCGAAGATAATCGGCCATGTCATCAGAGATATCCTCGGCACTAGATTCCATATCGTAAAGGGATTCCAAAAAATTATCAAACAATGAATCAAAAGAAATACCTGTCAAACTTTCGTTTAAAAGATCTTTCATTTCCCCAGTTTTCTCGTTGCATGCTATTATCTGTTCTAGATAATCCCTTACATCGCCATCAAGCTTAGCCCAGAAGGTTGGAGCTTCCATCTGAAGCTTTTCTAACTGCTCAACAGAAAGATCGAACAGCCCGGTCATACGCCCGTCATCTATTCTCTTGCTAAAGAAATCACTACCGAGAGCCGCTTTAGCTTCATTCCACCCCTCAGAGGACATACCCTTATTTATACGAACGCCGATAGAGTGAGATCCGGCAGATGCTCCAGCGTTTAATCTCTCTTTACCAAGTATTCTTGCTGCGTCAGCTTGTTTTTCAATAAGCTCCAAAGCTTTCATGGAAGCCTCCACAGCAGCTTTCCCCGTCATGGTGTCAATCAACTCCTTCTGCTTTGATATTACGGTGTCAAGAACTTTCACATAATCTTCATAGTTTTCTTTTGCTTTGTTATATTCCGAATAATCAGCACCAAACATATTCGCTATTTTGGTGGCAATCTGTAAAGCTGCACCGATGATAGCAAGAATGACAGAAGCATTCTCTACCATTTTAATAGCTTTCTGAGCAGCGGTAGCAGTTGCTGTCATAGACCATGCGGATGAATCAGCAAGAAGCATGATACCATCAATCATTTGTAGAGTCGATGTAGCGATACTCCCAGCAGCAGAAAGAATTTCTCCGGCAGTGCCACCTACAGCCTTACCTATTTCGTCAAACTCTTTCCCTACCTCAGACAATGTTTTCCGCAAATCCTGCCATTCTTTTAAACTACGTTTATCCGGTGATGTCTTTGCTCTCTCAGACTTTTCACTAACAGTATTTTTTAACGATGATACCTTAGCCCTTTGAACCGCCAATTGAGGATTATCGGGGTTAAGAGTTTCTGAGCTCTGCAATTCCTGTTCTGCCTGCGTCAAAAGCTCACGTAGTTTTTCTAAACTGAGGTCAGTGATACTATCAGCCCACGCCTTAAAGGAGTCCTCACGCATGGCAAACTCATTATCTATGGATTTAAGCGCTTCCTCTCTCTGGTAATCATGTTCCCCTAAAGCATCCTTCGATGCGCCGGCCTTAACAAGCCCCTCTCTATCTTTCTGAAACTTTTCCTGTATGGCAAGACGCTTTTCTGTATAACTTTGATACCTGGATAACAGCTCTTTGTAATATTCCGACTGCTCTTGTGTCTGTTTTTGGTTTGTATTATCAATAATTGTATCAAACATTGAAGTGTCCACAGTAACGGAAGAAGAGTCAAAAGTCTTTTTTTTATATTTCGAGTCCTGCTTAACCTTCAAATCTTCTTGAGCGTCGAATATCTCTTTTTGCATCTGAGTATAGGCATGAATATAGTCCTCTTTCTGACGTTGAAGAGTTTGAATTTCCTTTTTGTTATTCAACTCACGTTGTGCCTGTTCTTTTTCATAGCCACTCTCCATTGTGTCGATACGAGATTGAGCCAATTGGACTTCCAGATCCTCCTGCTGACGTTGACGATCTAGCATTTGTTTGCGTTCGAGTTCTGCTATCTTTTCGTTTTGAATATTAATAGCACTCTCTTGTTTTGTTGCATTTTTTTCTTCTCCAACATCACCACCTAAATCCTTATAAGTTTTTTCTTTGGAAGCTAAACTGTTTTTAGCTTCTTTGACTTCAGCGGAAGTAGCTTTCTGATCCTTTAGTAAAGCCTCATATCCTTTTTTTGCAGATAACCAATCTTCTTTAGCCTTGGCTAAATCTTCTTGATAAGTAGTTGACTTTTCAGATGGCTCACTGGTTCGCATTATTTTATTACTGAACTCATCTAATGCTTTTTTCTGCTGTTGAAGATATTTAGACTCTTCCTCAATGGCTTTGTCATTATTAATAGTTAATGGAATCCCTGTAGAAGGAGAAATACCTAATGATTTACCATTATCTCTTTTTAATTGTTTTAAGCGACGGGAAGACTCTTCTATATTTCTTAAATAAGTATCATAGGTAGCAGTATCTCTTTCTTTATTAAGGATTTTTTGAGCATCAGCCAAATCCAAGATTGCCAATTTTTCTAGGCTATAAGCACTCGTAATAGCAGGAGATAATTTCTGAAGCCTTTCGTAAGCTGTAATCTTAGCTAACTCAGTTTCGGTTTCATCCTGAATTACTCTAATTAATGATTCAACCTGGCTCTTACGCTCATTCTCTCTTTGAGTCATCTTGTCCTGTTCGTCATTAAATCTTTTCTGAGCCTTTTCTGCTGCGGATGTGCCATCAGATAAAGCCCACATAGCTGTTACAAGCCCCGCAACCGCAACAGCTAAAGCCACATAAGGATTTGTAAGCATGGATGCGTTAAGAGCTAGCTGCGCCTTTCTAGCCACTATGCGGACATTAGTAAGACCTATCTCCACAAGAGTATGCTTACTTTCAGCAGCTGTGACTAACATAACAGCAGTCCGATAAACTCCATAAGTAGCAACCATACCGGCTAAAACCTTTCCAACGGTTTCGTAATTCTGAATTAAAGAAGTGGTAGCCTGAATCCCGGACATGATAACACCTTCGCCCTTTGTTCCCAATTCGTTGAACACTTCGTCCAAAGCATCGTGCATCATAGAAATCTGCCCGTTTATAGTCTTTGATGCGCTCTCGGACATGTTATAAAATTTGCCACCTGCAGAAGCAGCGTCAAGGAACGCTTGTTGTACCATTTCCGCAGAGATGGCTCCTTTAGACATTTCATCTTTGAGTGTAGCAATGGATTTCCCTGTCTTTTCGGATATTTGTTGAAGGGGATTAAATCCGGCATTTATCATCTGATTCAAATCTTGCCCCATAAGTTTTCCGGCAGCAGACATTTGACTAAATGCCAATGTAAGAGAATTAAACTTGCCTGATTCTCCCATAGAAATATCAGACAACGCCTTTAGATATTTTACGGTATCTTCCGCTTGAATATTAAAACCAAGCATCATCTTTTCCGCACCGACCATATCCGTCATAGTTAATGGAGAAATCTTTGCCAATTCTTTAACCTGTGCAATTAGCGGGCCGGCAACTTCTTTACCGACCATCGTTTCCATTGCAGTTTGCATGGATTGGAACTCACCACGGACACGGATAATTTCAGAACCTAATGCTTTCAATGTTGCCGCTCCACCTATAATACCTAAAGTTTTTTTCCATGATATTGCTATACCGTTATTAGTTTCAACAACTTGCTTGCCATCGTTTTGGTAAAGCGCATATTCATCACGGAGTTTCTTAACGGATAGACGTGCATTCGCTTGTTCTTGAGTAAGGCCAAACAATGAAGCTTTCTCTTCATCAAGTGCTTTCTTTACAGAGGCGTATTCAGACAGCTTGTTGTTAGCGGAAAATGGATTATTCTTCAAAGCTGAGCGATAAGCATCTCCCAAACGTTTCACATCGGCTTCTACGTTTTTAACCACTGCTTTTTGAGCAATAATCTTTTCAGTAAAACCATTGACAGATTGAGAGGCAGTAAAGATTTTCTTTTTGAAATCTCCTTCCATTACAGCACCAGCCTTTGCGGCATTAGTCACCAACTCATCCATTCGTTGAGTGGATGCGGCAAGCTGAGTGTTTAGTGTTTTGAAAGCAGCAGGAGATTGTGTGTTATCCATACCTTTCAATGTACTCTTTAACTTCTCTATTTCGTTGCGAAGCCTTACGACTTCTTCCCAGTCACTACCTACTTTGAAATATAATTTAGACATACAATTATTTTAATGGGTTACGACCTTTTGTTTTGAAAAACTCTTCTTCTGAAACTTCCTCCATGACTTCACCATATGCTGTGTGGAGTTTGTCTTTCTGCATGATTAACAGATTTCTATACGGTATTTTACGTACTACTTCTTCATAGGACAGATGCAGAGACTCCATGAACGATGCTATCTGTCCCAGCAGGCAATTGTTTCCTACTGCTTCTGTTTTGCTGTCAGGTTTACTACGTTCTTGGCTAAAACTGACAGCTTGTAAAAATTTTCAGCAGAAATCATTGATAGACCTGTCCCTAACGCTTCAACCACTTCATCGAAAGTCCCTTCTGACAATTCTTCATAAAGATTCTCATCGCCCTGTATAAGCCATGAGAGCGCACGGGAAACCGTTTCTACATCTTTCAGAGATCTAAGCATATCCATTACCGTAACTCCATCTTTCAAGTCAGAAAGATAATAACCGGCTCCTGCAATCCTGTGGACTGTAGGAGGATGAATCACATAGGCATTACCATTTACAAACACCGTTTCAAAGTCTTTCCCTAAAACAGCTGCATTTACTATTTTTGATGCTTTCTTTTCCATAAATCAAAAAAGGCGGTGAGCAACCACCCACCGCCATCCTAAAATTATTATTTTTATTTTTTATGCTACAGGAGCATCAACGCTTTCACCGTCGAACCAATATTCGCCAGCTACACCTTTAGTTGAGTTTTCCATAGCCACAGCGGTAACACCGAGTCCGATATTCTTCTCTACGAAATTACCTTTACCGACAACGGAGGCATTGGTAAACACAACATAATTACCGGTTTTTGTCATGCCAACAACGGCCTTATTAATAATCTCTGCAGTTTCCGGCTCTTTCCAGCCTACCACATTTTCACCCTCTTTGATAGTTTCGCCTCCTTGCAAGGCCGCTTTATCCTCAAAAGAGTACTCACCCATTGTAAAGGCAATAGTCTTAGCACCTTTGGCCGTCACATCACGATAATAAACCTTACCTGTCAACTCGTTGATATACTCTGTAACGGTAGGATCATCCTCCGTATATCCCCAAGTGTCCTGATGGGAGTTCTTTACCTCTGTGGCAGTAGCCAACCATGCTTTTAAGGTCGTAGGGGTAACAGCGGCAGTAATCACTGCACCATGCCAAAGCTTTTTAATTCCGATAAATGGTTTCATATTTTTTCATTTTACATTTAACACTTCAAATAAAATCCTCACATTCACATAATGACACTTCAAAGCGGTTTCCGCTTCTGTTCCGATCGAATCAATAGAATAGCGATAGGTTGTACCGTCATAGGAGCTTACCACATCATCAAACCGTTTCATGGCTTCTCTTTCAAGTTCATTCAAACGGATGGTGTTCGCTTCATTCTCCCTTAAATCAGGCACGCAAAGATTCACTTCTGCGAAAGACTTTTTCCAATAAGTCCCCGGCTGCTGCTTCTTTGCATGGATAGCAATCCTTTCAGACTTCAATTCACCCGTCAGCGTTTCCCCATCCGGCACTATGTCTATTCCGAAAGCCTTGCAATCCCGATAGAGAATGTTTCCTATGTCGGTAGTTACTATCATTCAAGTGATTTAATACGTTGGGTTAGGATATTCAAATACTCACCCATGTAATCACGCTGTTGCAGAAGCAAATCACGTTGATGTTCGTCTTTGACAACCTCTTCGAATTTGGGAGTATCAACAAAAGTGCACAGCTTACTTAACTTTTCGGCTAAGTCCTGCTGTTCAATATGCAAACGTTCTTTGAAGGTGTCAGCAACCTTGTATGCCTTTTCAAACACACCTTTAGGCGACCAACTCTCGTATCCGTCTTCATATACCACCTTGTAGCCTTCTTCCACTTGCTCCATAGTTCTTGGAATAGCGTCAGTTGGCAGATATACCTTACCACCCTTGCGAATTGCAGGTGTAGCCTGAACTAACTTTGTTCCAATATATTTTTTAGTATTCATTTTTCAAATTCTTCTTTTAATCGTTTCTCCGCATACAATGAACCACCACTCCTAACTCGAAAACCCTTACTTTCTACATTACTTGCATAATGGTACCCCTTGTCGTTTGCAGCATCGTTATATAGAGTTAAGCTACAATCTTCTTCAACCTTATGTTTGTTCGACTTTCTCAATATTTTTGTATGGTCTTTATAGTTCCCATCTTTAGCATCGTATTCATCAGCTTCATTGCCAACTTCATCGACTATTGATTTAACTTCATTAGTACCATTTCTCAAGAAGTCTTCAACATCTGAAAAATCAGATTCACATCTTATATCCATAGCTCCAAGTAATTAAAGTAATTCGTACTCTTCACTGTGTAAACTTCGCCCTGGCCTCTCACGCTATCACCATACATACAGCGGACTTCATCACCTGCTTTGACGGTAATCTTCTTTTCACACACCACATGGTAATTAGGACGATATACAGAGCCGTTATCGGAAGAAAACTCTTTGGTTGTGTTATCATCACAACGGCACTTACATACATCCTGCCAGCTTTCACCACCGGTACCGGGAATCGGCCGACCGAAACCATCCTTATCCATCGGCTTAGTCACTTTAACCTGCAATATGTGTGGAGCGAATATCATCACCAGAAAGAAACTTTAGGTTTATTGGTGTTCAACTCATCTTTCAAGCCATGCTTCTTACACAAGAAGGAATAATAATCCTTAATCCCCTGGATATTCCAAGACATAGAAAAACCACTTTCTCCGATAGAGGTTGCTCGAAGTAAAAGAGAGGGGATGAACTTCGCTATTGCCACAGAGACACGATCGTAGCAATCCTCATTCATCTCATCCTCTCCGCTTATCTTCGAGGTAAGACACATATCCAAAAGGTCAGCCTCCGACACCTGAATGCCGAATGTCTGAAACTTCTGTTGTATGTAGTCGTTTACCGTCATCACTCGATACCTAATGCTTCTTTCAAAGCAGAAGTCTTTTCTTCGTCCAGTTCTCCTGCTTTAGAAAGAAGAGTTTCCTCTCTCATATTTGCAGTTGCAGAGACACCGATAGACTTCAATGCTTCTACAACGCCTTTCTTTTCAAACTCCTGTTCGAAGAGAAAAATCCCCTTAGAGGCTTTCTTCTCTTCAATAACTTCGGCAAGTTTGCGTTCCGAAAGGTCTTTCACGCGGGTTTCGTCTTCAAAATCGAGGACTGCACCTGGATTGTACACTTCACCAGTAAACTTGTCACGGAAAATATCAATCACTTTAATCTTCATAGAATCCTCCTTATCCCTCCGGGACAGCGTTCATAGTTGATAAATCGAAATTCACAATCTTATTCGGAGAAGTAAATTCAGGAATCCACTCAGCGGTGTACTCCATGTATCGACCTTCTTCGTCACGATAGTTACATACCGACATCTGGCCTTCAGCAGTATTATAAGAACGTCCCGGAACCGGATCGGTCATAACATACGGCTTATGGTGGCGCATCTTCATTACCTTGTCTGTCTGCAACAGGGTAATACGATTATCAGCATAAATCTGCACGTTCTCGCCCGCCTGATTCTCTACGTAATCCTCCTTGATCTCGATCGCAGGAAGCCCGATGCCAGTAAATACACTGGAGGCCATCTGGTCTGTCACCAACCCTGCATTAACCATGAACTCACGCTCGCCAAGAATCATCTTGAACTTGTCACCGAACTCGGAAGCCCCTACGATGTTCTTCATAAATGTTCCCCGAGACATAATCATCTTAGAGAACACACCGTATTTGGCTTTCAGTTTCTGAATCTCCTGCTGCAAGTAAGAAATAAACGTATTCTTTACCGCGGCTTCAGGAGTAAGAAAATGGAACGGCAACTCAATGTCAAGCAGTTCAATATTTTCCTTGTTATCCGCCATGTAAACGACAGACTTTCCAGTCATCATCAACTCTGGAACAACGATATCCATACGCTTGTGCGGAGCAAGCAGGATCTGACGATAATCATCAACGATGAAGTCGATAATTTCCTGCAAAATTGTACGCTGGTCGGCAGTGTTAGCAGCATTGAACTTGTCAATGATATCCTGCAACTGTGACAGGCGTTCAATATCCATTTGATAACGGTCACCCAGGTAAGCGATTTCAGTATAACCACTTCCGAGGTTACGTCTTTCTCTCAACGGCTTCTGGTCATTCTTGCCAAGAATAGAACCGGCAACAACACCTGTAACCGTCCCCATATACGTCTTGAAAACACGCTGTTTAGTTTCCAAGAAATCACCGTATTGCTTCCAGTAGATTGTATCCAATCTCAATTGGAGCACACGATCAATCACCGCCTTGACGATGTTAGGATCTGTAAATAAAGTTTGTATGGTCAAATTCATATCTAAACTTTTAATGATTAATACTCAAACTGGAAACGGCTTGTCAATCCGACTTTATCCAGGTCATGGATCGGGAGGATCAGCTTACTTTCCTTCACTTCATAGGCCTGCATCAGGAGAGTACAAAGAACAGCGCCATCGCTTTCAACCTTCTTCGCATCGAAAAGAACGAAGTTTGCTGTATTCTTCTTCTTTGTTCCGTCCACTGCTGTTGCTTCAAAAAGAACTGCGCCTTTAGCAATATTCTCCCCGAAAGATGCTTCGATAGTCAGGACATCATAGTCCTTGTTGGTTTTGTCGATAGAGGTTACCTTCGCTCCTTTCTTGCCACTTCCAATAAACATGCCGACATAAGCCAGCGATTTCTTTGCAATTTTGATGGATAAAGCATCTGCTTCAGTGGTGTAGGCCTCTACAACTTTCACGTTGCGAACCGGAACCAGTGTGCGCTTTACCAAATCTGCCTGAACCGGGGTGAATACTGGTAAGAAAGAACCGACAAGCAAATTGGTAATGTCCAACTTCCAGGGACCGCTCTTTCTAACGCCAGATTCAACACGGTAAAACTCCTGCGGTTCGTACTGCGGAGTTACATCATAATGTGTACCTGCTGCCATGATTAATTTTTGTTTTGTTCAACAATCGTTTTTGTGCCCTCCGAAATCATACCGGCAATAGCTTCACTTTCGGTCTTGTTATCTCCTCCTATTTCAGGGCTTTTCACTTCTGCTAATCCCGCATTAACGAAAGTCTGCTTTGCGTCCTTCATAAAGACATCTAAGTCCGCATCATCTGTAACTTTCAACATGGGAACAAGTGTTTCGGGAATACCGTACTCCTTTGCCTTTGACAAAATCTGTTCTTGACGGGTAGCCTGTAACTTTTCTTGCTTTAAAGCCGAAAGTTCAGTCGAAAGATTCTTATTAGAATCAATCAACGCTTGCGCCCATGCAGGAACATCTTCTTTCTTTTCTTCTGGGTTCGGATTAGGGTTCTCGATTGGTTTACCGTCCTTCAGATTGTGTTTCTTCTCATAGTTGGTTACTGCGGAAGAAACTGCACCATTAGCCCGGAAATCACCATAGGAATTTAACACGTCTTGAAAGCTTACTCCATCCGCAATTGTCTGTACTTGGCTTTCATCCGTTACACCGGTCGCTTTCTTTTCTGCGATCCGGATCAAAGTAGCTTCATCAACCCCAGGAAATTTGGTTTTGAGTAATGCTAAAATCTTTTCTTTCATACCGTATGAATTTTCGTTTAAAATCTTTGGTATAAAAGTAGATAGCTTACTTATTGGAAGGAAATATTAAGGATGGTAGTAAACCACAATCAGGCGATTGTGGGAAAGTAAATGAAAAAGGCGCGAAACCGGAAGGAATCACGCCTGTACAATATGCTATATAATACTACATTCCAAAAAAATATAAATATTCTGATGGCATATTATCTTTAAGCCATTGTTGTAACTCATGGATATATTTTATATTGTTTTCTTTCACGACATCTTTTATCTTAACTCCATCAATTGAATATTCCATGAAATAATAATCTTGATGAACAGGAATAGCATCATCAATCCCAACGATTGAAGCCATTATTGGAATATGTGATTTTAATGTTATATCCGAATCATACCGTCCTATTTCAACCGGCTTTATTTCATCCAGTAAATAACTTTGCCATGAGGATTTGACTTTATCGCCTTCTATCTCAGATATACACAATAGTTCGGATCCACATCTAACAATATCGCCAATACTAAACTTAATTTCTTCCATATTAGTGTGCTGCTTTTAATTGGTTCTCCAATGCTTTATTAATAAAGTCATTTATTGTTACTCCTGTATTAGCAGCAAACGCAGCTACACGCGAATGTAGCTCAGAGGTCATTCTTAAATTAAGCCTTCCACTATAAGACTTTTTAGGTTCTATTCCACGATCTTTACAACTCTCCAAATAACTTTCTATTGCCTCCTCGAAGTCAGTCTTCAACTCGTCAACGGTATTACCTTCGTAAAGAATTAGTGTTCCCTTATCCAGTCCTTGTACTTTTCCAAACAGGCAGTTATCTTCCTCGCTGTATTCAACACTGCCTACATACCCCTTGTATCTCAACTGTCCCATAAGTTTATAATTTATTCTGTTTATATTTTTCTATTAGGTTGTTGTCACGAACATATACAAGCAACTGTTTCATCACATATCCCTTTATGATGTTTGATGGGTGCGGCTTGTGCATGAAATATGAATCTTGCCCATTTTGACTGATAAACTCAACACGTGAGCCAGACGTAGAACCCTTATGACTCTCAGAGTACCCAAAAATTCCAAAAAGCCGAACAACTTCATCGTAGGTGAAATCTTTTGGCTGCGCAAGAAACCTTTCTATCAACTTTTCTTTTGACCCCATTTCATTTATCTTTTCGACAAAGGTACTAAATTTAGTACCATAAACAAATAAAACAACAGAATATTCACTAAAAAAATAGCGGCTACCCCACCGGAGCAACCGCCAACTGTTCTATTTTTAAATAACAAAATTATAAACCCCGTATTTTTTCTAACTAAGAAGCGTTTTTATGTTCTGTTTTTAAGATTTCATTTTTCCGAGCAACTAGCTCTTCCTCTATTTCTTTCAACTCGCTGTCGATACGATCCGCATTTCCGGCAAACATTATACCTTCCCTACGTGACCATATCCCACCTTCAACAGCAGAAACAGCCGTCTTTACTTTATCGTCGATTGAATCTATCATGTATGGTTGTATCTCCACATCTATATCAATTGTTTCGGAAGCCTTTTCAAAGTTTGTATTGATGGAACCTAAAGCAGACACAAGGAAATTCACTCGTCTTTGCATGAATGGGCCAATATCCTCCGCTGAATTTTCCACACTCATATGAGCCCCCATGAACACATACCGGAAGGAAACCCCAGACAATGCATTGCCTGAGCCTTGAAGTTGATCAAATGAAATCCGTGGTGTATTGGTAAGAGCATACGCCTGATTGAAGTGATTTTCAAATTCGACTTTTACCGGATCACTTGCTTGATTCCAGGTCAAGTAGGCGGCATCCGCTCCCTCCCCTGTCAGTTGGACAACCCTGTTTCTAAATTCGCCAGACATTTTCTCAACGTCTCCAAACAACTTCAGTATCGGGAAGAAATGGTAGTCGATGCAATCGGCATAGCTGGAAAGAAGTTTCTCCAATCGAACACGGATAGTCTTTATCTTCTCACAGTATGCTTCAGGACGATAACAATAGAGAACTGGTAGTTTCTTGAATCCATGTTTAAAGGCAGCAACGGACTGCCATCCCTTGTCTGATTCCCATTGATAAACCATGTCCTTAGTGACCGTCATAAAGCAGACAATCTCGTGATCGTCCAGGTCTTTCTTCTTGTACTCACGGGAGAAGGCAACCATATCCCCGGAGTCGTCGAAGAATGGGTACAACTTATCGCCTCGAAACGGAGACCACAGGACACTACGTAATTTATACTGAGGCATGGACTTGCCAAACAGATTAGCTACTTTCGCTTTCAACTTAGCCCAGAAGCCATCGTCTTTTGTCACGTACCAATATTCGGCACACTCCTGTTCTGAAAGCCAGGCACGAACAATCTTCCGGTTCTGATATTTGATTTTGTTCTTCTTCAAGACCTGTTTCAAAGCCTCAAAGATACCTTTCTCTGATTCATCCGGGGTACAATCCATCTTTGGTTCGGTGCCGACTGTGAAAGCCGTTTGGATGTTTACGATATCCTGTTCAAGAGGAAGGGCAATCCTATTCGGGTCTACCTTCTTTTTCTTGGCAGGAATAGTAGCGGACTTACCACTCTTTTCATCATATTCTGTTCTCTCTTGCTCAATGGTGATTTCGATCTGGGGATATTTCTCTTTATCGAAAATTTCATGCTTATTCGGATCCCAATCAGCATATAGTTTTTCCCGATCCGGAAGCTGAGTTTTCCGACCTTTCTTCAGATAGTAGATTTTACGTTCTACATCTTCGAGTGCTAATATTTCTTCTAATGTTTTCATTGTATAATTTTTAATGTGCAAATACTCCAGAATTATCTTTGGGTTTCAATATCTTACCTAGAAGCATACCCAATACATAATAACGAGCCGCATCTATCAGGTGATTGTCTTTGTCAACAGGAGTATTGATATAGTTATCGTCTTTATCTTTATCCCAGACATAGTTTCTAAGTTCGTTTATGAGATTGTATGAGCGCTCAGTAACAAATAATTCCATATCCTTCATCTTATCGATACCTGCATTGATAGAACCCGGATACTTATCTACTGGGTAGACGTTCACACCACCGTTCTTTATCTCCTGGATCAAACGAGGATCAGCAGAGTCCGCCATAACCTTCAATCCCCACGGCTTAAGAATTTTGGTTATACTGGAAGACAACATTCCCGTCTGATAACATAGTTCATCCAAGTATAAAGCATTGTCCACGATACCACACCGAACAGATGCTGAAGGATCGTTTGTATATCCGAAGTCTTGACCGATACCAACCTTTTTGCACCATTGCGGAAACTCTTTCACAATACCCCATTTCTTGAACACTGCACCTTCCGCAACGTCAGCCCACCGGCCAATAACCACATGAGCATACTTTTCAGAGTTATTCACCTTCATGTCCTCTACCTCTTTCAGAAACTCCGGGGAAAGATTATCCAGGTTATCCAGGTAGGTTGTATGAATGTGAAGCACATTCGGATGTGTGGAGACCTGAACTTGCACACCGTCAATATCTACCAGCCTGTGAGTGCTCTCAATGTACTTCTTATAGATAAAGTGATTGGAATCACAAGGGTTCATTATGATGATAATCCGGTTCTGAATACCCTTCTTACGAATGGAGAGCATTATCTTGTCGAATTCTTCTTCGTTTGTCCACTCTTCCGCTTCATCGCAGACGAAAGTAGTGATACCCTGGATAGATTTCAGTTTTGCTGTTTGATTACCTGATGAAGTCTTGATACCCCGGAACATGATACGGCTCTTAGTCATTTTGTTGACTATATCCGTCTTGGTAGTCTTGAAATACTTGGTTGTTCCGTCTAACTCTATTTTCTCCATCATTTCCGGAATAATAGACATACCAGCAGAAACCATCGTATATCGAGTATAGAGTATCTGATGAACAATCTTCTCGGCTTCCGTCAGTTCAAAGGTCAGCCGCTCGATGAAGGTTGAAGCATTGAAACTTTTTCCGCTACCTCTTCCTCCGGTGATAAGGATTATAAATTTGTCCGTATCAGTGTATAGGGGGTGATATGTCGCCTGGGGTTCTATCATTTCAGTTTGTCTTTAATCCAGGAATCAATACTGATACCATGGTTTATGTCGGTAGGAATGTCAGTTTCTTCATCCTGCTTGCGTTCAACCTTTCTCCAGTCTTCATCGTAATGGTAGAGCCAAACCGACTGTGCTTGCAAACTGGGAGCCAGTTCGCCTTCTACTGTTTGAACTTCTTCTTCACCTGTTAGATTCCCGTCCTTATCCTTTATCTTTCGTATAGTGGTACTTTTTGTCTTAACACCCCCTAAGGCCATAGCAAGGAACTTTGCCCGGACTGTTGCCGTTATGGTCGCCCGCCCGCGCGTTAATACTTCGCTTAATTCAGAGTACTGACTCTTCTTCTCGCAAAATGTCTGAGGGGCTAACCCAACAGCAAAAGCTATTTCCTTGTCTGTGAACCCCTTTTTTGCATACGATTCTACGAGAGAAAGAAAATCCTCGCTTATATAATCAAACTTAGGCTTTCTTCCTCCACGACTATTTGTATTTTGAGATTCACTATTTGTCATATCACACCTCCACTATTTCAAATTCACCTGCATACATCTCACCTATCCAATCGGCTTTCTGTTTTTCAGTGGCTGATTCATAAATGCGCCCACGCTTCGATAAATGCCTGTTCAAGAAACGCTCACGGCTTTTGTATTCTCCATATGATTTGTCAGTAGATAAACCTTTAGCTTTGCAGAAAAATAATCCTGTTTCTTTATGCTTGAATTTTACTGCCATATCAATCTATCCTTTCTATTTGATCGGAGAATACTTCTCCTTTTACAAACTTCATATCCGGATCATATCCAAATCTTGCCATGAAAGCAGCTTTCGCCTCAAAGGTATCAAAGGAGAGCATCACATAAGCATCCATGTTCTCGGCTTGCTTCTGTGCATTCTCCTTTACCTGTTGCTTTACTTCTTTCGTGTGGGCAACCTTTTCGGCACGTTCCAACTGCTTGGCGGCTTTATCAGCTTCTTTCTGTTCGGTGACGGGTGCCATCATGTCAGACAGAGCGTCTGCAATAGAGCTTTCCTCTTCTGTCTGCAAAAGATAGTCAACACCAATCATATTCAGGTCAGCGTCAGTCAGGCCAGCATCTTTCCAATCAATATCAGGGACAATCTGTGCAAGAGCATCGAAATCCCATGTGCCTTGCGCATTAGGGTTATTCATCAAAATATTGAGTTCTTTCTCCTGTTTTTCGTCCACGTCGATCACATCCACACGAATACGGTAGTCGTTATCGGGGAACTTCTGCAAATCGTCCATAACAGACAGACGCTGGTGCCCGCTGACCACAGTCAAACCAGTACGCTTGTTCACGACAATGCCACCAACTAAACCAAATTTCTTAATTCCACACTTTAGAGTCTTACGAGATTCGTCCGACAACTTGCGAGGATTATAGTCTGCGAAGCGAATAGCCGAACGGCTTAGTTCAATTGATTCACTCTTTATGTATTTGCTTAATTCCATTGTCATATTCAAATAAAATTCTTTCACTCATAGGAAATGCTTTGATAATCTTTTTCAAATCTCCTGGAAAATTCTCACGAAGCCACAAAAAGCAGTCAAGATTGAACCCGATACCGCCCGAAGCCTTACTTGAATACCGGATCGGCTCGGGAAGTCCTTTTTGCCTCATGTAGGTTAGAACCTCTTTCTGTGTCCAGTCGGCCAAAGGATAAACTTTACCTGCACTCTCATAATCAGGATAAGTATTCAGCATCAGCCTACGGTTCATACTGTCAGCTTTCTTCATCCCATAAAACACGTAATCAATGCCAAACTTTAAACGCATAGCATTATCTACGTCAGCCAGCTTCAACAGCTTTATCTTTGGATTAGGGACACAGTACATGCCTGATCGAAGAATATAGGTCAAATTCCAGTGTGGAATCTGTATAAACTCTACTTTTGGATATCTGGCCTTAACCCAGTTCACCCAGCGTTCGATATGTTCTAATCCTGGGACAAAGTACATGAAAACACATACTACCCTTTCAAACCTTGGAAAAAGAAGATCCAGTAATACAAGACTGTCCTTACCTAAAGAACAAAAAACGATAGCCTCATTAGATTTTACTCTAACGAAGTCTATCGTCCTATATGTTCTCTCAAGCAAAGTCATCCTGAACTCATGCCTAAACCAGCACGCACATTTCTGTACTGTTGGTTTCTTGTAATGAATCTACCACCTTGAGAAACTCTGTTTGTTCCTGGTACCGTCAAACCTCTACGGCCGCCTCTGTAATTAGAGGTCGCAAAACCTGTTCTGTTAGTTCTTCTACCGACTCAGCAAAATTATTAATGATTAAACATTGGATTTTTCTAATACCTTCCCCAAATCATAAACGATCTGGGCCATTACGTATTCAACGCCATCGAGTTCGTAAGGAATTTCGTTGCCATCTTCGTCTGTCAAGATTTCTACTTTTGCGCCTTTTACTCCTACGATCGCAAATGGACGTGTGCCTTTATACTCACCTGTGAGAAACTTAATTGCATCGTATTCAACCGGCACCACTTCGGGTTCTTGATCTTCTGGCACTTCTTCAAAATGCTTGTACTCTTTGTCACCAACTTTATACCGGACATATCTTTGAGAAGTGTTAGGCCGGATCTCTCTAAACTCTTGTGTTTTCTTACCGGCTAAAATTTCATCAAAAAACTTCTGTTTAATCGAAAGCGTTAATACGTTCATAATCGTGTCTATTTTATTTATAAATAATCAGTTGCGGGTGCAGGCTCCGCCCCTGCGATTTCCACCAAGTCAAAGTGGCGAGATGACTAGACTTCTCTAACCCGCGATAGCACCACTAAGGTACTACCATAACCAAAGATACAGAAATATCCTGTGTATTGATTAACCACAACCGGCTAATTGTGGGTTATTTGTTTTTAAGCCAGGCATACGCTGCAACCGTTTACGTTTATTGAGTTCATAATCAATCTAATTTAAAGTTTCACATTCAATCTTTCTTCACTCGTATAAGCCACTACAAGACCAGTTTCATCATGCTGTATCGTGATATACTTTTCGCTCTTGTCTATGGTGGTAAAGTCGTACATCGTGCATAATTTGCCTAATACTTTACCCAGTTGTTTCATCAATGTGACTTCGGGGCTGATAACTAAAACTAAATCTGCTTTCTTAATCGTGTGTATTGTGGTAGCCCGAAGGCTACCGGTTAAACTTAGAACTTCTCGATTTTGAGATTATCATTAATAATAAATCTACGACCGCACTCACAAATAACATGAGTATCTGTGACTCTCTTTATCACCCTTACTACATCTTCATGTACTATACAAGGTGTGCCATCTGCATAGTGACCGTTAGCTAAATCACCTGAAACTCTATACCTCAAACCAATTTCTATTTCTTTTGTATTCATAATCTTCTATATTGCGCAGGGCAAAAGCCCTGCCGGTTAAACTTATAATATTTGAATCTCTTTGTTACCTATCTCTGTATCTACATTCAGAACCTCATACTTTTGAGCCTTGTAGTTATAAACGACCTCACATGTATTAAAACCTCTACCATCTTCTCTTTGGTCATAAACTGTGTTTATGTGCTGATACATCTTATTACCTAACATGAAGTTTACCTTACCTGTTGTACAGAAGTAGAATGCTACTGCATACTTCAATGTTTTCTTCTCATCAATTTTCTTTGTTGCCATGATCGTATATTTAAGCGTTAATACCAATTGTGCTTCTCATAAAGTCGCTTGCTTGTTCTACTGACATATCCAGCTTCTTTTGAATCAAAATGAGCATACAGCTAACTTGTTCTTTTGTGTTCAAATTGCCTTGTACAAACTCTGACATGATGAACTTCTCTATTGTTCTTTGTTTAATTACTGATGTTGCCATAATCGTATATGTTTTAATTGTTATTCAAACTATGTTTTTATTATCACGTTGCAAATATCAAACTTTAATTTGAATAAAACAAATATTCGAAAGAAATATTTCAAATTATTTTTTGATATATTTATCGATTAATACATATATAGCTTGAATTTTGTTCCTATCTTTGCATCAAACTATAATTTGAATATCATGTTAAGAGTACAAGAAATTTGCAAACAGCAGGGAATAACGATGCAAGACCTTGCAAAAAGAATGGGGGTAACCTATCAGGCGTTGTATGCAGCAGTGTCTGGCAATCCGACAATAGGAAAGTTAACTTCTATCGCCAAAGCACTAGGGGTTAGTGTGATTGATTTAATTGATGAAGAAAAAGAAGATAACACTTTTACCTGCCCCCATTGTGGAAAGAAAATAAAAATAGAAAAAGGATAAAGCCGGCCTAATCCCCCAGCTTTATCCTTTTCATAATCTCCCCGTACATCCATTCTATATCCCTTCTGAAATATTTATCATTTTGATGAAGGAATACAATTGTCTCAATATTGTGAGAAATGAATGTTATATCCTTCAAACCAATAGCCTCTGCAATCTTATCCCGCAATCCATTTGGCATCCGCCCACCGGCCAACACACTAGGGGCAAATAGAAAGAGAACAATAAAAATAAACTTCTTTCTTTGGTGAGCACCCTCTACCCGTCCCGGGCATGCCTGATCGGATAAAAGCTCCCTAAACCATCCATACAACACGCTGATCTGGTTAAGGTCAGTTAGAATCGGAGTTGTCAACTCTGCTTCTCTCTCTGAAAGCTTTGATTTTTGTTCCCGGATAGATTTTATTTCTGAAATTTCACTAAACATAGCACGTTTAATTTAAAAGTAAGTAGTATATTTGTACTATTAATCGTGTGAAGAGGTGGTGCTTGGTGGTTCGGGTGCTGCCTCTTTTGTTAAAACAATTATTATGAAACCTCTAGTTATTCCGTTAGTAGATAGAAAAATCATCTTTACAGAAGTTAATCTGACATTTTATGAATGCGAAAAAAACATTCATTTAAAATATCATAATACCAAGAAGCTTAAGCTTCATAAATATGGCGATAAAAATTTCTGTAAATTCAGAATAGACAAGCAGTTTTATAAAAACAAAGGGATATATTGTTATGCCATCAATGATACAATAGTTTATGTTGGAAGATGTATTAATAGTTTTTACAAACGCTTTAACGCTGGTTATGGTCATATTTGTCCAAGAAATTGTTTTACAGGAGGTCGCCCAACTAATTGTAGAATAAACGCTCTTATTGAGCAAAATAAAGCTAGCATTCGCCTCGGATTATTTAACATGACTAATAACAATGACATTTGTGCGTTGGAAGAGGAAATACTCTTACTACATGGAGATTCACTTATTTGGAATATACAGAAAAAGTAATAATTAGCCTAGAATGGCAGGGCATCTTTGGGTGATTCGGGTTGTGCCTGCTGACCGGAGGTATTCGACCGCTGGCCGTCTTCTCTCCTATTCCCCAAATTGAAGAACTCAACCTTATCCGCGTGGATTTCGGCAACATACCGCTTTTCTCCCTGTTTGGTTTCATACTGCCGGTACCGAATTTTCCCTTCAATGTAGAGGGAAGATCCCTTCTTAACCCATTTCTCTACGAACTTGGCCTGTTCTCCTTTACAGACTACATTATGCCACTCGGTTCGTTCTGGCACCTGGGTACCGTTTGACAGTGTATATCCTCTTTCTGTTGTTGCTAAAGAGAAAGAAGCTACACAAATACCACTATCGAAATAGCGGACTTCCGGGTCTTTACCGGAATTTCCTATTAAGATTACTTTATTCAAACTCATATTATACTAATAATTTAATAAACATTATTTTATTGCCTTTGTAATTCAACTTTCAGATCGATTTGCTGTTATATTTATATACTAAAGATATTAATATGAAGACATTCGTCACAACTCTAATTATAATAATGATGACAACAACAATTAATGCACAGCAAAAAAGCTTTTATGACTTTACTGTGAAGACAATAGACGGAAAAGATTTTCCTCTTTCCTCATTCAAAGGAAAAAAGGTACTAGTTGTCAATGTAGCTTCCAAGTGTGGCTTTACACCACAGTATGCAAAATTGGAAGAATTGTATAAGAAATATGGCAATGACAACTTTGTGGTAATTGGCTTTCCTGCTAATAATTTTTTACATCAAGAGCCAGGGACAAACGAAGAAATCAAAGAGTTCTGTACATTGAACTATGGAGTCACATTCCCTATGATGGCGAAAATATCCGTTAAAGGGAAAGATATTGCACCTCTTTATCGATGGCTTACCCAGAAAAGTGAAAACGGTGTAGAAAATGCCAAAGTCGGATGGAACTTCCATAAATTTCTGATAGACGAGAATGGGAACTGGATCGCATCTTATGGCTCAACAACTGACCCTCTATCCCGTAAAATAGTTGACTGGATTACAAAATGAGTTAGTTAGTGAAAGTAGATCATTTGTTATATTTTTTATAGTAAACCATCTCTCTGTCTTCAAAGAATGATTTAGTTATTGATTGCTCCAACCCATCAAATAGGTTAAAGTTTTGAATTCTCATTTGTTTTTCGGTAAGATCATTATAGAAATTACGAAAATCTTGTAACCCTTGCCGGATCTTAGACATCTCTTCTTTTGTTTCTACACTCTGGAAAAGTCCATGACTATTCAAAAAGTTATTTGCCAAGTCGGCATAGAAGCAAGCTAGATCAGCCATAGCAATCGAAAGTCCCATTGTCTTTGAGAACCAGGCATTCAATGATGAATTTGAAGTAAGCATTTGATAAGCTGCTTCTACATTGTCTGTTTGTTTAAGTGCTTCTTCAAGTCGTTTCTTTTTCTGAATATATTCAACGGCTTCAACATGCCTGCCTTTCTTTTGTAGCTTTAGGATTGCTTTTTCATATTCAGAAATGAGACTTGCGATATAGTCTCGCTGAGATTTGTAACGTTGTTCTGTCATTTCTTTTGATTATTATTTCTTAGTCTTGAAAGAATAAAGGCTCCAGGAGTATGTATTCTGTTTCCTTTACCTTCCATGTATTTTTTTTCAGCTTCTTCAATCTCTTTTTTCAAAATCCAGAAGGGCATTACTGGATCCGGTTCCACGGAGGTTTGTCCGTAGTTAGACAGCATTATTATTTCGTCAGCATCATGTCCAGTTATACCAAATTTTTCAAAAAAAGACTTGAGTGTATCCCAATTCCGTTTTACGCCGTCGTCTGGTGGCGTTCTATCAATTAAATTCAAAAAAGATTTTCCTCCTGTCCCCTGGGGGATAGAGGGGGATATTTCTTTTCTATTCTTTTCTTTACTATACTTTACTTTGTTAGAAACTTCGGGAAGTTCTGGTAATTCTTCCGGAAGTTTTATAAGTTCTTCAGGAATAAGACAGATATTTTTAGGAATATCATAGTTTGTTCGTTTTGCAATTTTACTCATATCAATGTATCTTGATTGAATAGCAAGTGAAGTTAATACTCTCCCGCTTGTGAATAGTCCCTTATCAAAAAGCCCGATAGCACAGCAGTATTTCACAATTTCATTTACTTGACTTTCTTTCAAATCCCAGTATTCGGATACGTCAAAGGCAGTACTTTCGTCCCACTCCAGGAAACATCCTTTTACTCGGTAGATTTCATTTAGGATATATGAGTAAACAGCATAACCAGCTCCTTTAAATTCCTTTTTTAATCGCTTAATCCTGATATCCTGAAACCTGTCTGTTTCGGCTCTATAGTAAGGAAATCCAGTTTTTGCCATTTATTTATTGTCTTTTTATTTATCCTCTCCATTTTAGTTGGAGAGGATATAGTTTATGTCCTAATGGAAAAACATATTTCCAGCCAGAACCGCTGCATTTTCTTCTTTGCTTAATCCAATGTAACGCATGAAAGCCTCCTCTGTTTTATGTCCAGTAATCTTCATTATGCGCAAAGCCGGGATTCCGGCAAGAAACATATTCGTAGCCGCGCTACGCCGTCCGGAATGAGAACCGATACGTTTCCATTTCTCGACCATTTCAGAAATACGTTCAAGTCCGACAGTCCTTTCGTATGGAACTTTTGCTATTATGCCAGCTTTCCTACAGACATTTTTAATCACCTTATTGAAATGTTGAATACATGGACACTTAGGTAACTGGTAATTATACTTTCTAAGTAAAGCCCGAACATATTTAGATTGAGGAATGATGACCAGTGTCCCTGTTTTCTGGGTTTTAATTTGGATCTGATTGTCAATAAAATTTTCTTCTTTCAATCTGGAGAAGTCAGAAAATCGTAATGCTGTCGTACAAGCAATAATAAAAAGATCTCGTACGATTTCTTCCGATTTGGTCAATCCCTTATATACGTATAGTTGAGTAATCTCATCCCGATCCAGAGTGACGACATCATGTTCATCGACTTTGACTTTAGTACTTGAATGAGAGTAATCAATATCATACCCGGAAAGCGAAGCCATTTTAATCAGAGTTTTCAATCGAACAATGTGATTGAAAACTGTTGAACTCATTAACTTGGCTGTAGCCCGTAAATAATAGACAAAATCTTCCATCATTTCCATTCCTATATCATAAGTCATAGGTGAAATGTTATTCATTTTACAGAAGATAGAAAAATGCCTAAATGCATCACGATAGCATTTTTTAGCCTTCTCGGTTTTACGGCATTTCAATAAATAAGCAATTGCAAATTCATGAAATGGAATACCTCTTTTTTCAACAGACGATTGGTTTGAATATGCCGGTTGTCTGTTTGCTGAAAAATTATAAACTTGTGCTCCCATAACCTTGTATAATAAAAGATTAAGCACTACATTTGTAGTGTGTTAAGCCTAATCAGCTTTTATGCTGGTGAGAGTTTACAAAGCCGGATAGTTCGCTGCTGTCCGGCTTTGCGGTTTAATAACCATTTCGTTGGTGTCAACGAGATGGTTCAGTATTTTCGTGATTTGAAATATCCATTAATCAATTTAGTCCTTAGGATTGTTATATATT